TAATAATAGGATTATCAGAAATAATAAACTTGAATACATAATGGTTAATAAAGGTAGTCTTATTTAAAATTTCTGTATGAGAAAATTCTCCATGTTGTTTACCAGCATTCACAGGATTTTGCTTAAAGTAGCCAGGGTCTTTCCGAGCTTCTTTATCCCCCTGTTACTTAATAGCCACTAATATAGATTCAATAATTTTGTGCATAATGCGTACAACAACAGGCTTATCAATTAATGCTAATTCAAATGGTGGTAGAATTAAAGGAGAACCCAGACCTGTCTTCTCATCTAATATAAATACAATATGCTCACCCTTCTGTCCTCTAACAGGTTCATATAAACTATAAGTCCTACCTTGCCATTCTGTCTTGCTAAGAATTAATTCTTTAAAACAAGTGTGTGAAATGGGTTTAATTTCATCTTTCTTCATTAAATCCTCCTTTAATCATTATCGCAACCTACAACGTTTTCCTTATTATAATCGGTACAATAGAAGCCTGTACCTTTAAATAAAAAACCTCCACTCTTACCTATCAACTTAACCATCTTACCCCCACAATTTTCGCAAGCTAGTGGGTCATTTCTTTTTGATATTGTTCGCATACGTTCCACAATGTTATCACAAGCTTCACACTGATAGTCATAGGTTGGCATAGTCTACTCTCCATCCATTTCAACTAGTTTAGCAAACTCAATGTCATGTCCTACGATAACCATAGTCTCATCAGGAAAGGCTATTTTAATCTTACTCACGAAGCCAGGTATATCCTTAGGGTCTACATCCTTGGGTACTTTAACTATAACAACATCCTTACGTCTAAACGTATCTACTTTCATCTTCTGAATTTCAACCGTCTTCGCATCATAAGGTACAACTTTAAAAGTCATTAATTCTTTCATAATTATACCTCAGTTTGTTTTTCATTAATGAGAGTTCTGCAAGTACGAATACCTTCAATACAAGCATCTAACTTGCCCTTAATAATATCTCTAGTTCTACGTTCATCAGCAACAGCTAAGGAAGCTTCCTTCTCATTAGGAGCAGAAACAAACTTAGCTCCATCTGCCTCAATCGCAGCTTTTCTAGAATAGTAATAAGCTAGTTCTTTATTACGTTTTAAGTGACAGAGTTTAGTATGTATATCTGCTAATTCCATATAGTGCCCTGTCAATACAGTTAAGTATTCTTTAATCGTAGCTATATGATTTGAGTCTACTTTAATAAACTGTTTCTTATAAGCATCAACTTGTGCAAAGGTTGGTTTAAGTTTAGTAAGAACTGTCTCCAACGTTTTTGAATTATCCTTATTATATTTATTCATCATAGCTTCTAGCATAGTAATCTCCTAGTTACTTAATTAATATTTAGTTAATCTATTTATCCACAGGCTTTTATTTTTCTTTTGCTGGCTGTGCATCTTTAGGTTCTAGTCCAAAGAATAATCCTCTACCTTCATCAATAGTTAATAGAGGTTCGTCAGTAGCAGTTAACAGAGCTGCAATTCTAGCTTTATTATAATTCTGCAAAGTAACAATCTCAGGAGCAATAATGTCTACATCCATTCTCTTAAAGCCTTTTTTAGCTAAGGTCATAGTATACATATAAGCCTCATACTTTAGAATAGGTAAAACGACATTCTCTAGGAAACGAGACTTCTGTTCTCTAGCATTTAAAGAACCTACATCAGATACCAAGTTCAACATAAACGGTGGTACTTTATAAACACTGGCAACACAAGTGCCTGTCCATCTGTGAGCTTCAATAATATCCTTTGCAGACCAGTACTTAATCTCTTGAAGGTTAGCTTCTTTATTGATACCAAAAACTTTAGCTCCTTCAGAAACCATTCCATTTAAAAACTCAACAAATTCTTCAACATCTTTTGAATTAGTTTTTGGTAGCGAAATAAAGCTAGGCATAAAGAAACCTCGGTCAACAAACTTAGCAAGTTCTTTAGCGATAGACTTATCAGCCTTTACCATTTCATAAACCTTTTCAATAGGAGCTCTTGCCATTGTAGAGTCACTATCAGCATCAATCTGAAAATGCATAATCTCTTTTGCAGTAAAGGTTAGGTCGTCACCATTAGGTTTAGTAAGAAAACCAGAACCTTCTTGTTTAAGAAATTTAAACTTATCATCACTAGTCACTCGTAAAAGATAACCTGGTGCTGCAATTAATTCAGCAGGTTTCCTGCGTGAATATTTAATTGTACAACAACCATTACCAAAGCGAAGCATATCTTTTAAATATTTTTTCCGAACCATCATTAAAGGTTCTTTCTTTGATGGATATTTTAAAAAAGCATCAATATCCACATCTGTAGGTTGTGACTTTAAATCATACTTAATAACTTCATCAACAATAGTATTGATAGCAGTATCAATCCAGAATGAAGTTAAAATCAAGTCTCTAATCTGAGTTACAGATAGCTTACTTAAAGGTTCAAAAGCTACTTTAACTCCAAACCCTGTAGCTTTCTCTCTATCTGTTACTTGCTCTACTGGTGCAAGTCTTTTAGAGCCCAGCTTTACCGTCTTCTTTGTTATAAGCTTTTTAGTTGTAACCTTTTTCTTCATTTCTTCCTCCTTGTTATTTAGCACTATATCCTAGAGGCTCATCATCCTCCTCTTCCAACATCTTAGCAACGATACCTGCAAGACAATCGGCAATATCTTTACTACCCCTTGGTAGTTTCTCTTCCCGCATTCGCCATTGGCTATTAGCAGGATGGTCTATCTTTTTATTCGCCTTAACTTCCAACTCAGTTAACTCTCTAATCAGTGGCGGATAGTAATACATATCCAAATCTTGCCTATAGATAACATCTTTAGTAGTCTCATAAGGAGCTGTCGTTTTATCTATAGAAAGAATTTCAGCAGGTATATGATTCTTATTACACTTACTTAAGAATATTGCTGAGTTCCAACCATCTGAAGTCAACTGTTTAATGTTAAAACATTTTTTCTTTTTTAGGAAATCAATGACAAAATCTAAAATTGTTTCAATATCTATTTCACTGTTTGACCCAGCCTCCGTTTTGGGTGCTCTAATCTGAATTGCTAAATCCACATACACTTTAGTGGTGTCTAAAATTCTATAAGTATGTCCAAGAACTAAACCAGCAGCATCCACGATTCCTCTTGAAAGGTCAATGTGAACAAAGTAATCGCCACAGCTATGTCTATCTTTTAATATTTTAATCTGGTCTGCAATGTCAGCTACAGGGGTCTTCTCATATTTCTTTTCTAAATCCCAAATCTCCCAAGTATAATTAGGTCTAAACCAAGGTTCAAACTCTTCATCTAATATACTAGTAGTCCAAAATTGTTCATAAGGATTTTCCGTATTATCGTCTAGTCTCTGGTCTAAGCCTATAATAGGAGAAGGTCTATCCATATTAATACAGTTTGTTATCTTCTCAGGACTTTTAATAAAAGCATTTGCTCTAAACTTAGGTATCTTACATTCGTACATAAGCATAGCTGTTGTAGGGTCTTCATCAAATTCTTCTTGGTAGTCTGCTTTATGTACAACATATTTCTTTAATTCTTCTGGGCAGTTTTTACCACTACGCACATCCCAGGTTGCTGCTCTGTCACAGAAAACATTTTTCATAGACTCGGCTCTATTTAATAAGTAAGCCATATAATCATTACCAGAAGTAAGAAATGAAATGTAAAATAGTTTATAGAACTTTGGACTAGTAGGTTTGGCTGTTGACTTAATATGTCCTCGGATAGCTTTAGCCTTATCAAATCTAAAAGAACCTATCTCATCAAAGACAGCAAACACAACATTTTTACCCTCAGCTTTAAACTCTTTAGAGTTAAGCGAAAAGGCTCTGATATTTTTAGGGAACTCAATAGAATTTTTTAACACACTTCTATCAATGTTCATACCCACAGACTCAAAGAAGTTCTTACCATCTATAGGATTTATAGCTCCTTTAATAGCTCGAACAAATTTTTCAAAGAACACAGATTTAGCTTGGTCAGAGTCAAAGGAAACATTAACAATATCAATAGGCTCACCTGCCTGAATGCCTAAATATCTCTGAGGGTCATTTAAACAAAGAAGAAAATAAATTAAGTAACAGAGTAGATGAGCAATTACAATATCCTTACCTGAGCGTTTACCCCAAGCAATAACAAACTCATGATATAGAGAATTAATATCCTCAAAATCTTTATCAAATACACTTTCAATAATTTTATACTGTCTAGGGAATAACTTAAAACCTAACCAGTCTTCAAAGAAAGCCTTAGCAGGTACAGGTTTCGTCCAGAACTTAGAATTTTTTAAGTCAGACTGAGCCTCAGTAGCTTGCCAAAAATCACCCCACTCAGAATTAAGTTGTGTCTGTTTAGCCATGAACTAGTACTCCTTATAAGTCGTCCAAATTAAAATCTTCTATAGAACTATCAGCATCTTCTGGTGTATCCTCTGCTGCCTCAATAACTTCCTCAACAGTATCTTCCAAGGGTTCAACTTCTATATCATCAGATTCCTCTTCATTCTCTTCTTCTAAACCCCCATTTGTAACATCTGGAGTTTCTTCTTCTGACTCAACAACTTCCTCAACAACTTCCTCAGTATCTACAGATACAAGTTCTGCATCCTGAGCGTTCTTAACATCAGCAGGACTAATACCTGAAATCTCAACAGACTTCATTCTACGAATTGCATAATTCTGCTTTTCCTTAGGAATTAAATCCATTATAATT